TTCAGATGTGGCCAGATTAACTTGAGCCGCAATTAATACACCGACTGACATACCAACAATACCCCACAAAACTGTGGTTAAGGCAAATTGGCGGACAATGGTGTAATTGTAATCAGCGCCTGTTGGCTGGGAATGGTTCATCATAATGCTTCCACTGCTTATTACTTTTACTTTTAGTAAAGACAAGCTTTACCTGTTATATATGACACAAAGCCCACTTCCCTATTAGGGTTGTGAAGCCATGTCAATGCGTTACCCTACACATTTGTGCTCAAATATGAGGTTTCGCAATGATACTTGAGCCATGTCAAAAAAGATACCAAAGATGGGGGCTGGAAAGTTGATCTAGATCAACCTACGCCATAGAATGTTAACATCTTGCATCACAAGGTTAATTTTTGTGCTTACTCGCAAACTTCTTCCGCTATCCATCATGCTAGTTATGATGAATCTCACAGCTTGTAATGAAAAAGCAACGCAACAGGTCGAAACAAAGGCTGTAGACCCAACACTTTGTGCTTTTACACAGGGGGATTGCATTAAAAACGTCGCGGGTGTTGAACTGCGAATTAGCCTGTCGCCAGCCCATGCGCCGAGCGAAAAGCCATTAACATTGAAGCTATTAACCTCAGAGCCGATAGACAATCTTCAGATACGTTTAGAAGGTCGAGATATGTTTATGGGGGTTATTCCTGTCAATCTTAATGAACTGAATAAAACTCACTATGAAGGGCAGATGATTTACGGTTCTTGCAGCAGCGGATACATGGTGTGGCGAGGATTTATCCGTTTTAACCGAAACGGAGAGGAACATGCCGTTATTTTTGACTTCCTTGCGGATAATCCTCACTAAAGAGGGGAATTAACGCCCATTAAATCCCTGTTGGTCAATTTAAACGAACAAACGCGTTGATATGACGAATAATGATGAATTTTCTACTGATTTTTAAGCTTATTTTCATTATTCGTCATGATCCTTCCAATTCTCTTTGACCCGCACGAAAATATCGATGTTATTGATAAAGAGTTCGAGCAAATCGGGGTCAAAATGCTTACCCGCACCTTTTCGCATTTCATCTATCACTTCGTTTAGTGGCCATGCCGCTTTATAGCAACGGGCGTGAGACAGGGCATCGAATACATCGGCGATGGCAACGATGCGGGCAAAAATGTGAATTTGATCTTGTTGTAAATTGCCTGGATAGCCAGAGCCGTCATATTTTTCATGGTGCTGCAAGGCGATAATCGCCGCCGCTTTAAGGATCGGCCGCTCGGAATTCGCGAGAATTTGATAGCCAATAGTTGGATGTTGGCGCATCATTGACCATTCTTGATCATCTAACTTACCGGGTTTGAGTAACACCGCATCGGGGATCGCGATTTTACCTATATCATGCATAGGTGAAGCGCGGCGCAGCAAGTCGGCTTCGGTTTCGGTTAACCCCGCCAATAACGCAAGCTGGGCGCAATATTCCGCCATGCGTTTCACATGATTGGCGGCCTCTTTAGAACGACTCTCGACCACATCGCCTAAGCGCAGGATCAGCTCTGATTGAGTATCTTCGACTTCCTGATTTAGGAGTAGATTCTCAAAGGCAACCCCGACGTTTATGGCAAAGATATCGACCAGTTTTTTGTCCAAATCATCAATTTTATCAATGCCATCCATATAGAGTAGGTTGATAAGCCCGCTCTTTGTCGGGAAGTAACCCACAAAACAATTGTCTTCGTATAGACAGCGTTTTTGCATTAAGGCGCTACGTAGTAATTTGCTTATATGCTCAGGTAACTCCTTATGTGGAGGGCTATTGGCAAACTGGCCTGTTCCCGCCAGGATTTCGATTTCGGCCGAATCCACATGGCCGCTGATCGCATCCATCGCATTGCAGGTGAGTAATAAGGTTTCAGTATCGAGGTTGAGTAGGGTGGCGACTTGTGTAAGGAGTCCATCGGCAAACTTATGTAGCGTTCGCAGTTCAAACAAGCCCGATGTGGCCTCAAGTACCCGCTCTAAACCCATTCTGTGATTCATTTGCGCGCGTCTTGCTTGTT